ACGAAACACTTGTACCTTATCACAGGCCAATTGAATGGGCAGTCGAAAGGATCAAAACAGGAAAGAATAAGGATCTAATCTTAAAGATCAGGAAAGAAAAGTCTAAGGAGAAGAGAGATGAGATGAAGAAGAAGCTTCCTTCCTATCTCTTTCAAGGTAAATTTAACCATAGAGCAAAGTCAGGGATAGAAGAATTCACAGGACTTATTGCTATGGACTTTGATCATATTGGAAATGAATCTGAAGTGAATGAATTCAAGGAAGAGATAAAGAAGAATCCATTTACATTCCTTGCTTTCGTTTCTCCTTCAGGAGATGGGCTGAAAGTCTATTTCAGAGTTCCAGATAATGACTTGGAGAATTATGTGAACTACTTCACAGCAATAGAGAATGAATTTAAGAGCGAGTTTTGGGATCCTGTAGTAAAGGATTTCTCTAGGGTTTGTTTTGAGTCCTATGATCCTGAAGTATACTATAATCCGGATGCTGAGATATGGACCGAAAAAGAGATTCAAGAAGTAGATGATCTCGGAACAGTTAATCCATTACTCGCTGTAACTTCAGAGAATAGAATCATCACTAATCTTCTTACCTGGTTTAATAGAAAGTATCCAATGGCTTCAGGTCAAAGGAATGCGAATCTCTTTAAGCTTGCAGCTGCTCTGAATGATTTCGGTATCAATAAGACTGAAGCTCTCAATGTATGCCTTCAGTTTGAATCTAAGGACTTTTCTATAAAGGAGATAGAGCAAACTATCAATTCGGCCTATAAAGCACAGCATAAGCATGGAACTAAGTTCTTTGAGGATGTAGATGCCAGGCAACAAATCGAGAAGCAGATAAGAGATGGGAAGAGTGATGATGAGATTTTCCACGAACAGGATGGATTTGATCGCAGAGAGATAAAAAAAGTATTGTCATCAATCAGAAAAGAGATCACTGTTGATGACTTTTGGGATATATCATCTAAAGGAAAGGTCTCAGTAATACCTCATAAGTATAAATATTGGCTTGAGTCTAAAGGATTTTATAAGTTCTATCCTGAATCAGGCTCCGGGAGTACATTCGTACAGAAGGATCAGAATCTTTTATCACTTACTGATGAGGATAGGATCAAGGATTACGTTTTAAACTACCTTCTGATTAGGTCTGACATTGGATACCTTCCTTACGATCATATGGCTAACTCTCCAAGATACTTCAAATCTGATTACCTTCAGTTCCTGGATACCATAAACCTGGAGATCAAAAAAGATACTAAAGAAAAATGTTTCTTATACTATCAGAATGGAGTAGTATCTATCTCAGATGATAAGATGGAGCTGATTGATTATGTAGATATCGATGGATTTGTTTGGAAGGATCAGATTATAGATAGAGAGTATCTTCCATTCGCTGAAGATGGAGACTTCAAGAGATTCATCCAGCTGATATCTTCTGAACAGGAGAATAGATATAATTCCCTGAGATCGGTTATCGGTTACCTATGCCATTCTCACAAGACATCCGCTCAGAATAAAGCTATAATTATCAATGATGAGACGATATCAGAGAATCCAAATGGAAGAAGTGGGAAGGGATTACTTACTCAGGCAGTAGGTAAGATTAGAAACCTTGCTGCTATAGATGGAAAGAGCTTCTCATTCGATAAGAGTTTTCCATATCAGACTGTTAAAGTAGATACTCAGGTAATGGTCTTCGATGATGTGAGGAAAAACTTTCAATTTGAGAATCTATTCTCCTTAATTACTGAGGGGATTACATTGGAATACAAGAATCAACAAGCTATAAAGCTGCCTGTTTCAAAGAGTCCGAAGATAGTTATCACAACGAATTACACTATCGGAGGAGTAGGAGGGTCTTTTGAGGGTAGAAAGTTTGAAATAGAGCTATCCGATTACTTCAGCTATAAGCATACTCCATTCGATGAGTTTGGAAAGATGATGTTCGATGAGTGGGATGCTAATGAATGGAAGAGATTTGATAATTTTATGATAGGTTGCATCCAGGTATATCTTGGGATGGGGCTCATCAAGCACGAATTCAATAATCTTGAGGTCCGTAAATTCATCAAGGAGACTTCATATGAGTTCTATGAATATATTACTGAAGGGAATCTTCCTGTTAACACAAGGATAAAGAGGAAGGAGAAGTTTGAAGAGTTCGTCGAGGAGTATCCGGATACTAAAAAATGGTTAACTCAGAAAAGGTTTGGCAGTTGGTTTGAGATATACGCTGAGTACAAACAGATCAAGATCGTTAAAGGGAAAACTAATGGAGATAGATGGGTAACCTATGAAGATGAAAGCTCTCCGATTATAGAGGATGAATTTGAAGCAATAACTAAAACACCATTTTAAAATGACAAACAAAGCGAAATTACTAGCAGCTACATCAAAGCTCCCAGTCCTTGCTGATTTACTTGAGGATTGCATTGATGCAAAGCTGATCAGGTTTACAGCTAAACAGGAAGCAACGAAGATAATAAACCATATCAGAGAAATGGATAAGCTGTTTATGGATACAGCATCTGAAGAAGATGTACAGCAACAGAATAATATACAGTTAGCGTTTAGGCAATGGATGAATGAATCATATAAAGAAGAGGAAGAATGAAAAAGACAGCAGTAGAATGGTTATTTGATGAATTACCTAAGATAAAAGAACTTCCATTTGATGAACAAGCAAATGCAATTTTAAACTTTTTTGATAAAGCCAAGCAAATGGAGAAGGAACAGATAGTTGAAAGTTATTGTCAAGGATGTCTTGATATAAGTAAAAATGAAAATATTTTTCCAAGAGAAACAAGTGAACAATACTACAACGAAACCTTTAAAAAATGAAAAGAGAAAACAAACAGATACTATTGAAGTTAGAGCGAGAGATGCAGAGGATAAAGTATCCATCTATTCCGGAATATGCTTTAGCTGCCACGAATTGGCAAGATAACTCAGCGAATGCTCTCACTAAGTCAATCGTCGGATTCCTCAATCTGTCAGGTCACTTCGCAGAGCGGATAAATACTCAAGGAACTTATAGAGCCGGGAGGAAGATTCCTGTCGGAGAATCCTTTAGGATGACTCCAGGTAAGTATGTCCCCACTACAGGAGTGAAAGGATCAGCTGATATCTCAGCAACTGTTAAAGGAAGATCTGTTAAGATCGAAGTCAAATATGGGAAGGATCGAATGTCGGAGCATCAGAAGAGCTATCAGGAACAAACTGAGAGAGCCGGAGGTATCTATTACATTGCTAGAGACTTCGATTCATTTATTGAATGGTATAATGTATTGATTCAAAGTATATGATTGAAGCTCTTCCATCTATTGAATTCATTATCAAAGGGGATCGATGGAGGTGCATCGGTACAGCTACAACGGATGAAGGAGTGATTGATACTATAAAGAACCTTACTAATAATGAGATTAGAGAAGTAGAAAGGAATAAATTAGTCACATATCTACAAAAAAATAAGTCAAAAGAGAATATAATTAAAAAAGAAAGTATATATTTGTACTCAAGTAATAACCAAACAAAAATTAATTTATGAGAAAGTCAGAATTTGTTACAGTTACAGAAAAACCTGCTGCTAAGTATTTAGAGTGGGCATCGGAACAGGGAAAGTTTAAGTATTATGACAAGGACAAAAAAGAGAATGTTCTTATTGATATCCCTCGTTTTCTAGTATTAATGCAGTTCCATACTGTCAAGGGTTGGAATGATGCATCTCAATCAGCTGTCTATTCAAATGAGGTAAAGATAATCGGAACTCAGGAGATGGAAGTTAAGTCTTTCAAAGGTGGCCCAATTGCTAAAGGTCTCTATAAAGACATCAAAGAGAAGATTGTTCAGGCTGGAGGTCACTATACTAAGTCAGTTTATATCATGACTGAGTCAGGTGATGTATGGAATCTTCAAATGAAAGGAGCAGTTGTTCAGGAGTGGGGTGAGGCATTCAATAAATGTCAAGGAAGATTTGCTGATGAGTGGGTAAAACTTGATAAAGTTGATAAGCGTAAGAAAGGAAGGGTTGAATATACTGTGCCTATGTTTAAATTCGATGGCGTGACATCTGATAGTGAATCAGCTTTAGCGGATAAGTCTTATGATGCACTTGCTGAAAGGTTACAGATTAGAGATGATGAGAGAGAGAAGTTACCAGCTGATCCAATTGATTTGAAATCAAAACAGATGGGTAATATCGAAAGTAACTTTTTAGAGGATGCGATATCTGATATGGCTCCTGATGATGATGATCTTCCTTTCTGATATGGGAGCGAATGCAAATACATTCCTTCATCTTAGAGATGCTGAGATGAATGCTGAGATGAATCACATTGAGCAGCCCAAGTATTCTGCAATCGACATGGCAACACTTTACCGGACCAGTTCCGGTAAGGTTGTTATGGTAAAGCAAAAGAGAGGGCGAGTTATTTGGTGCAGATATCCTAATTCAGATAATATCTATCCATTCAATAAGAATGATCTCAATCTGATTTACAATCAAGAAGAAAAAGTTAAAGAATTTAAACTGTTTAAGTAATGGCATATAATATAAAAGAACCTAGTGGAGTAATGATTCAGCAATCGTTAACTGAATTCACGAAGAAATCTATAAACTATCACCTGGATTATTCAGGTCAAGGGATAACGGAGTTTAGTCATCAGGTAGGGATTCAAAGCATTCGGATACAAGCATTCCTAAAGGATGCATCTTCCTTCCGATTGGATACAGCAGATAAGATTTTAAAGTATATTAATCAATACAAGAGAGATGAAACAAACAGCAATTGAATGGATGCTTGAGATGCTTCATGAGAATGGCTTTATAGGAGTATTCTGTACTAATGAGGAAGCTGAACAGAAAGGTAAACAGCTTCAACTTATAATTGATAAATCAATGTCCTTTGAGAAGCAACAGATTATTAATTCTTATGTAAGGGGCTGTCAAGATTCCTATGGTGAAGATGCTATGACTCAGGAAGTGGATGAATGCTATGGAGCAGATTACTACTATGAGCAATTTGTAAAGCCTGAATAACGATTTGCAGATTACAGCAGGTGGGGCTTTACACCACAAAATATGAACTGAAAAACTAAATCTGATATGAATACAAATGTTGATACAAAAACGGAAATACCCACTTGCTGTAATGTGCTGTTAGCACCAGTACGGGTTCTTAATCTATACGCTTGTTTAGGTGGTAATCGTTTGCTTTGGGAAAATTGCGAAGTTACAGCGGTTGAACTTGACCCGGAATTAGCAAGATTATATAAAGAGAGATTTCCAAATGATAACGTAATAATTGCAGATGCACATCAATATCTCCTGGACCACTATAAAGAGTTTGATTTTATTTGGAGTTCGCCCCCTTGTCCGAGCCATTCAAGAGCAAGATATTGGAGTAGTTCAAATTATGATACAACAACCGAAGCGATTTATCCTGATATGAAATTGTATGAAGAAATATTGTTTTTACAGCATTATTACAGAACGGGTAAATATGTAGTTGAAAACGTGATACCATATTACGAACCATTAATACCAGCGAAAAAACGAGGAAGACATTTATATTGGACAAACTTTAATTTACCAAGTGATTTAGGAGATAGAAGAATACAGATTGGAGCAGGAACAGACGAATTAAAAAGGCTTTGTGAATTTCATAAGATTGATATTTCAACTTATAAAGGCGAACAAAGTATGATAAAAGTTGCTCGTAATTTAGTGGACTTTGAAGCAGGGAAAACAATTTACAATACAGCAATGAATATATTACAAGCATCAACTACAAAACAAAATAGTCTTTTCGGAGATGGGTTTTAGTATTGGTCATAACAGTTATGCAGCGGAACGTTTTAATGTCTGCTGCATTTTGTTATATTATTTTCATTAAATTAGCGGAATGACCAGAGCCGACCAAATAGAAGAACAGATTAAAGCACTCAAAACAAAGGAATGCCTGACTGAGTGGGAACATGAAGAAACTCTAGAGATGATTGAGCAACTTCAAGAAGAATTGTTCGTCATTGAAAATAGCTAATGTACCTAACAAACGAACAGATTAAGAAATATTACGGCTATGCTCATTCAATAGCTGGATCTCTTTACATGGATCTGTTCCATCATGTTTACCTAGAACTACCTGATAACATAAAGCACCCGGATGCGTATATATACAGATCAATGTTCAATGCTTACACAAACAAGAAAAGTACATTTAATAAACTGTATTCCATTACAGATAATGAACCATGCGATTCGTTGCCCATTACAATATCATCTCATTCTAAATATGACTCTTTCCTACTTCATAAGATACTACTAGAGCTTGAATTGGATGGATTCGATAGAGAAGTGATGGTATATAAAGAGGTTAAATTCACATCTAACATTGTAGAATTCAGTAAGAAAGTGAATATTAATCGCAGAACTATTTCAAAAATTATTAATTTTATAGATAATGAAATCCGTAACAGATATAATGAACATAACTCCTGAGCTGGTTGTAATAGGTTGGTTTATAGCTTACCTACTTACTCATGAGTTAAACGTTTCTTTCAGAATCAAACAGTTTTTAAGTATTCCTCACACAGAATATATAAAAATCCTAGACTGCGCTCCATGCATAACATGGTGGTTCACATTGATACTATCACTTGAGCCGATAACAGCAGCGGCAGCTTATTTAATTGCAACTATAATTGATAAATTAGAATCATGACACTATCACAATCAGCAAATGAAGCTCTCAAAAGAATAGAGCCAAAGGTAAAAATCAAAGCATACGATTTCAATAAGAAAGAACTAGTAGATTTATCTATCGTTTACTTTGAAATAACTCAGCAATCAAGAAGCAAAGGGTTAGTTCTTAACATGGGCTGTGGTTCATGTATTCCTCCAGCTGTGAATATAGTTTACAACTACCTACAGAAGCAAATACCGGAGCCTGAAGTAACACAGATAACTGTTACAATCGATTCGTGGGATGATTTAACTAAGGCAGAGCTTTGGGAACAGATTAGAGATAGAGGAATCGAAGCACCAAAGACAGCTAACAAAACAAAGCTAATCGAATTAATTACTGAATATGAGAAAGCTAATCCAACGAATAACTAATATCTTCAATAAAAAGAAGAAAGAATCAAATAAAGAGTTCTTTGCAACAGTTGGATACTCTTATATAGTAGAGTGCAAACGTAATCGTGAATTCAGACGTAAGATGGAGAAAACCGATTTCGGAAAAGCGACAAAGAAATACCTTATTGATACATTTGGAGAAGATGCCAACACCGAAAAAGACTGAGACTAGAGAAGAATGGATTGACAGATGCATGAGTGATCAGGAAAGTATTGATACTTATCCTGAAGAGACTCAACGATTCGCTGTCTGTTCCTATAAATGGGAGCAATTTGAACCTATTAGACATATATCGTTTGATTATGATGGGGTTCTAACTTCAAAGAAAGGAATGGATTTAGCTTTAAAGATGAGGAATAAAGGCCATGTGCTATACATCATTTCAGCTAGACAGTCAAAGATTCTTATGAAGCATAAAGCAGAGATTCTCGGTATCCCAATGTCTAAGGTATATGCTACGGGATCAAATGCTGCAAAGGTTCAGACAGTGTTAAAGCTGAAGACAATGCACTACGATAATAATCAAGCTGTAGTTCGTGAGTTAGGTAAATTTGGAAAGTTACTATAAGATGAATAAACATAGAAATATTGATACAGATAGACTGACTGAAATAGCTTTAGAGTATTGTGATGAATGTATTGAAAATCATAATGAAGTAGCTACAGGATCAGGAAAGATAGTTCAGGTTAGAGATAGACATATCCCTACTATAAAGTATTTCTTGCTCCATTGGATTAGAAGAACTCACCCTGAATTCTATATGCTTAAAAGAACTCAATTTTATGGAGCTTTAAGGGATGAAAACCATCCTTTATCGAACACTATAAAAAGCCTTGATGAAGATTTTAAGGCATTAGCAGAGGATATTGTAGCGAATGAAGGCAAGGGTATATTTTATGCGAAGAATCGTTTAGGAATGCATGACAGGCAGCAGCTTGAAACGAAGAATGTAGAGAAGTTCGATTTTGAATGAGTACAATAAAGGGATATAAGCCCCATGATAATCAGCGCTTAATTCATAACAGCATCAATTCAGACGATGCTAAGTATTATGTTCTTTGCATTGGTCGACAGTTTGGTAAGACAATGCTCTGTATTAATCAGAATCTATATTGGGCCATAAATGATAAAGGGTCTAATATTGGATGGGTATCTCCTATTTATAAGCAATCAAAAAGGGTTTACTCTGAACTAAAGAAAGCAACTTTAAGAAGTGGTCTATTTACCTACAATGATTCAGAGCTAATGATTAGAGGATTCGATTCCACTATCACATTCTTTTCGGCTGAACGGCCTGATAATATCAGAGGTAATACCTTCGATTATTTGGTATGCGATGAGTTCGACTTCATGAAGGCCAATATTTGGGAAGAGATCCTTCAGCCAACTGTACTAGTCAAGGGCAAGAAGGTGGTATTTATCTCAACTCCTAAAGGAAAGCGCATGATGTACAGGCTATCCTTGCTTAGACATCAAGATGATCGGTACAGATACTTCAAATTTACTTCCTACGATAACCCAATGATTGATCCCAGAGAGATTGATTCCATTAAATCAACTGTACCTGACCACATCTTTAGACAGGAATACCTAGCTGAGTTCATCGATGGAGCTTCCGGGCTATTTAAGAACATCAGGGAATCAATTGGAACAGCTGAGCAAAGAGGTAAGATTTATGGAGGCCTCGATATAGGTAGAGCGGATGACTATACTGTACTAACCATTGGAACAAAGGAAGGCGGTATCTTGACAGTTCAACGCTGGAGGCATGACGAATGGAGTAGTATCATTGATAAGGTAGCTAAAGTGATAAAGGAATATGGAGCTGTTACCTATGTCGAGGTGAATAATCAAGGGGATGTATTTTATGAGATGCTCAGAAAGAAGGTGGGTAACCTTATAGAGCCATTCACCACTACATCGAAGAGCAAGCCTATAATGATAGAGGATCTAGCTGTATCGTTTGAACAGTTCGAGCTATTAATCCCAAATGAGGAATACCTGATAGATGAGCTTGAAGCGTTTACCTATGTGTTTGATCCTAAAACTCGCCATGTAAAGTATTCAGCTCCTGAAGGTATTCACGATGACTGCGTTATGAGCATGGCATTATATAACCAAGCCAGGAAGCATTTAGCTATGAGAGGTAGATACTTTGCTAGTATATAATTAGTATATTTAAAAAAGAATAATAATAAAAGTAATAATAAAGAAGAATAAGTACTAAACCGATTTAGTAATGGAATATAAACTCCCAAAGAAAGCTATTGATTTAAGAATTAATCATTTTAATCATATGGTTAATGTGGACCTTGAAAGGTTGGTCACTCCAATAGATAGAGCTGATTTCGTCGCTGACTTTCTAGGTATCTCAAGAAAGAAGGCCTATACCTTTGATGCTAAATCAATCATTGAGATGTCTAATCACATCATCGATTTATACGCTGATATTCATGTGGGTAATCCTCCAAAGGAGATAACGTTAAACGGTACTATCTACGAGCTTGTGAATCCTGAGAAGGTAGGGGTTGGATGGCATGCTGACTTCTCAAAGATGGATATCAATAGAGATCCCATTCAATTAGCTTGTATGTTCTATTTTCCAAAGGGTGCAATATATGGAGATGTCGATGAGAATGATAATCTAATCAATCCTATTAAAAGTAGATATAACGATATTGGAGATCATATGCCATTGCAAGTATTTTTGGAGGCGTCTGCTTTTTTTTTGCGAAAAATAGAGCAATCGATGAGGCTATCAATGGTAAAAAGAAAGTCGATGGAAAGAACAATAAAGATACTAAGCCGAATAGGTTTGCGTGGGAAGAGACCTTCGACCTTATCGCAAAAGAATACTATGGAGGAGACTGGAATAAAGCAATGAGATTAAACATTTATGCATTCAGTCACCGGATGAAGTTCATTACACATAAGACAAAGAAGGAACTCACACAAGTAAAGAGGAGAAGATGAGATACTATATTATTCATATAGGTAAAAATATGGAGGGATTAGCTAGAATATGCGCTGCTGATATCTCAGCTGAAGGTGACTCTTATATAATGTATTACAACGATGATCCTTACTACTTAAGCATTGAGGAAGTAGACTATGATATCTTTGTTAATAATCATGTTATAGCATCAAATAAAATAAATTTCAATTGACTGAGGCTGAAATCATAGCGAAGGTTTCCAATTTAGGTACAGCGAAGGATATTCTTGAGGGTGATCCTTCCTCTCCATTGGCCACATTGCTTCAGGACTTGATTCAGGATGTAACCGATCAGCTTGTACAGAGTTTGGCCGATTACGATGTCATGGCAAGTGGTAACTTGATGCAGAGCATTAAACCAACGGATGCAGCATATCTGGAGGGTGATGTTTTATCAGTTCATATTACAGCTCCATTCTATTGGAAGTTTGTTAATGAAGGGGTTAATGGTACTGAGGTAAACAGAGGCGCACCTTCATGGGGGCAACAAGCTCCACAGGATAGATCATTTCATGTCAATATTATGGATTGGGTAAGAAATAGAGGTATTACTTTACCTGAGCAGTTTCAAACTTATGATTCTTTTGCATGGGCCATAATGAAGAACATCGAAAAGAAAGGTCAGCAGAAGAGGCCATTCTTTACAGATGTGGTAAATGATAAGCTATTTGATGCACTTACAGCACCCATCTCTACTCTAATAGGTAGAGCAATAACTATTAAAATAATTGAACCTTACAAATAATGGCGGTAAGTATAACACAATTTCCTGGAGACTATTCATTTAGTGATAATCCGATTACTTATGTATTCTCATCAACTCAAACAGCTCAGGCCAATTTCAGCTTCATTGTTAAGACTTATTATAATGATTCGATAGTATCTGAAGATAGAGTATTCCCTGAAAGTGGTACATCTGGCCACATTGATATCAGCCCGATCATAAAGAATCTATTGAATAAGCCCGTTATAAATAATTCAATCTATTCGGAAGCTGGTATATCAGGCAATGTAAAAATTAACGTAACTGAGAATTATGGTAATCCTCCTGTGAATCAGGCTACATTGACCAGTACTAATATTCCAATAATCAAAGGATGCCTATCTGACCGTTCATTCATTGACTATCAGACTTCACCAAGTGAGTATATTGTAACTACATTTGGAGCAAATTTCATGACTCCATTACATGACTTACAAACATCGTTTAAGGTATATAAGGAAAGAAATGCTCCGTTTATACTGCAAGGCATTCAAGGCAATGTAGCTGCTGATTTAACTATTGAGCTATGCGATTCAGTTGGTGTAATAGATACCTTTACAGATACTCAAACTTATAAGATAGCTCAGATAAATATAACTGATTCATTGCTTGAGACAGATTGCGGATTTGATCCATTGGATATACAAGCTGCCGAGTATGTAGTGGTAACTTTAGAAAATGCAATCTTTACTGTTTACCTTTATGATCAGGACTGCTCAGACTATCCTTCGACTCTTCAATGGATAAATGAATTCGGGAGCTGGGATAGCTTTATCTTTGCTCATAACCTAATCAAGTCTGGAGATGTAACTGAGCGTACCTATACAAAGAAGTTCGGTCAATGGGATAGTTCCGATTACATTTATGATTTAAATGATTCAGGTAATATCAGAGTAGGAACTCAGCAGATTGACAAGATGACAATCTATACTGATTGGATAACTGAAGATCAGCAGCACTTCCTTACCACATTATATAAATCCCCTCGCCATTTCTTATATTTGGGTACAGATGTATTCAATGTAAAGCTGAATAGTAATCAGTTTACCTTTGCTCAACAGAGATATGAGGAAGAGGTAACAGAAGCGGTTGAGCTTCAGATAGTGAATAACAATAACGGCATATCGTTATGACAGATGAACTGAAAACATATGATGGATTTTCGCTTGATTTGTTTGAGGCCATTCCTGTTCCGATATCATTTTCTATCTCAGATATAAAAGATCCGACAAAGAGAAAGCAATCATTCAGTAAGCAAGTAGATCTCCCAGATACGATGAACAACAATGCATTCTTTCAGGGTGTATTCTCAATGACATCTACAGATAACGCTATCAACTTTGATGCTACAGCGAAAGCTCCTATCAGGCTATTCAAAAGAGGTGTTCAGGTATTGGATGGGGTAATGAAGCTCAACAAGGTATCAGCTATAAATGGTATTTTAAAATATAATGTAACTATCCTATCTGATAATGCTGATATATTTCAGCTTCTTACTCAGGTGAGTTTGAATGAGCTTGACTGGTCAGCTTATAACCATACATTAACGAGGACCAATATAAAAAATTCATGGGTATCAACAGCCGGAACGGGATACTACTATCCACTAATTGAGAGAGGGTTAGGGAGGCCGGGTAACTTGATATGGAGAACTATTGATTTTGTGCCTTATGTTTACCTTTACGAATGCCTGGAGAAATGTTTTGAGTATATCGGCATCACATGGGAGAGTAACTTTTTAGAAAGCTCTCGATTCAAGAATATACTTTTCGGCTTTGGTGGCGGTGACATTAAAAGCGTAGCTCCATCTGTACTGAATCAGAGATTGATTAACTTAGATAATGGTATATATACAGAAGTTATAAACTATGTTTATTTCGGCACTCAATTTTATCAGTTAAATGTATTAAATCCCTTTAATGATAGCACATTTACTTACACTATGTCTCAGGATTTGTTAAGCCAATGGGATGATGGAACTATTACTATTGCTGAGAGTGGAGCTTATAATCTAACCATAACGGGGATTCTTGATTATGTGGTAAATTATGGATCAATGACTTTTCAACAAGTTCAGAATCCTTATATTTTCGTTTACAAGAATGGGGTATTTATTCAATCAATAAAGACTGCATCCCAATGGTCAACAGTTGATAACGGAGTATTCAATTATAATACTGATAACTCTTTTAATTTTAATGCTCAAAGTGGGGATTTAATTACATTTAGATTATTTTCAGGAAGTGTTTTAGCTCAATTTGGGAATGAGCCTGATCCAGTTACCTTAGATTTAACAACGAATACTAATTTCACTATTGATCTCAATTGCATTGATACAATGATTAGTGATGGAGATACAGTTGATTTAACTGTATTTGTGCCTCAGATGCGCTGTGATGAATTCCTATTATCATGTATCCGACAATTTAATCTATATGTAGGTGAAATTGATTCAGATAACAGCGTGAGAATTGAGCCATTAATAGATTACTACCTACAAACAAATCAATCTACTGATATAACTCCATTGGTTGATCATAGTAAGACAATTGAAACTAAACCAACAGCGAATGATTACGCTAAAAAACTGACTTGGAAGTTTAAAGATGTCAATGATTATGACAATGAAAAGTATATCCAAAAATGGGAGGAGCCTTATGGGGATTATTCATTCATTCAGGGAAGCTATTATGCCAAAGGTGAGCAGAAAACAGAACTAGCATGGGGTACAGTTATCCCTTATCAGTTAGCTCCGGGTATCTTAGCTCCTCGATTCATTAAGATAGATGGGGGAATAATCAAACCAAATACAGGACCAGCTAGAATAATGTTTCGTAATGGGCAAAAGCCAGGAAGCATTGTACTTAGAGATACAGATACAACAACATCTGAAACAGTTACTTCCTATCCTTGTGTTCATCACTTTGACGATTGGGAAGATCCTGATATGGATTTAAATTTCAAGCTAGTTAATGAAGTATTTTATACAGCCACAGTTGCTACAACTACTAACAGCTATTCAGAGTATTATTCTCAGTTCATTACCGAGATGACATCTCCAGCTGGAGCTATTTGGATGCTATCTGTTAAGTGGGATGAGTACGATGTAAAGAATAGAGACTGGAGAAGGTTGCTGATGATCGATGGAGCTTTGTTCAGATTGAATGAGATAAAGGAATTCTCAGCAGATGTATCCCCGACAACTGAGATAGAGTTAGTTAAGGTACTGAGAGCTAATAAGCGAAGCACAATTAAAGTAATAACGGATAGACTTCCTCCGGGAATAATATTTGATGATCCTCCAATAGCATCCCCTCCAGGTAATACAGCTCCTGATGTGGGAGTAATAGGATCACCGCCAAGAAATAAAGGATTATATACATCAATAATAAGAGGATAAATTATGAGCTGCGATAGATATGCTAGAATGATTATTAAAACAGGGCAAGGATTACCAACTATTCCAGTATCTGCTGACCATAGAAATGGAGATTGGATAGATACTGATATATACGAAGGTGAGCAGTATCAAGATACAGATACGGGATTGGTTTATACTAGATGGTTTACAGATATTGTATTGGTAGGTAGCTCTTCAAATATTTCTACTCAACATTTATTAGTTAGTCAGACTTCGACCAATGCGCCAACTGCGACACAATTTGAGGACAATATAGGAGGAGGTACTTGGGCCTATATAGGTGTAGGAAGTTACACTCTCACAAATGTAGGAGCTTTTCCATCAGGTAAGACTTCTTTAATAGTCAATAATGGAATTAAAAATGGTTGGATAAGAGCTTACAGAGCATCTGATGATGTGATTACAGTACTTACTTTCAATACTTCATTTGTTGCTTCAGATGGAGTTCTTGATCAAACTGCTTTAATAATTAAAGTAATTCCTTGATAAATGGCTGCTGAAGAAATAATATTTAAAGTTGGGGTCGATACGGGTAATTCCGTTAATGATTTGTCGAAGGTTGAAAAGGGCCTGAATAATATTGACAAATCAGCTGAATCTATTGGTACTGATGCTGCTTCTAGATTTGAAGCATTGAATAAGAAAGTTTCTTCAGGTACTATGACCATGAGGGAAAGTACCAAAGCAATAAAGGAATATCAAACTATTGCTTTACAAGCTGGAAGAACTAGCCCAATCGGACAGGAGGCTATTGCTAGAGCTGCTGCATTACAGGATGAAATTGCCGATTTAAGAAATGAAGTAACAAGGGCATCACATGATGGAGCTAATATGCAAGCAGCCCTACAATTAGGGTCAGGTATTGCAGCTGGTTACGGAGCTATGCAAGGAACGATGGCTTTGTTAGGAAGTGAAAGTGGAGCATTAGCTGAATCAATGCAAAAGCTCATGGCTGTTCAGACTGTACTTCAATCAATCGAACAGATAAGAGCTATTCTTGAAAAGGAATCATTCTTAATGCAGAAAGCTAAAACGGCAGCTACATTTATTCAAACGGCAGCTACATCAGGACTAGCAGCTGCAACGGGTGGAGCTACGGGTGCAATGGCAGCTTTAAATTCAATAATGTTAGCTAATCCTGTTATGCTTATTGTGGCTGGAATTGCTGCACTTGTAGCTGGTATTGCATGGTTGGTATCAGAGGAGGAGAAAGCTGAAGCTCAGAATAATGCCATTACTAAATCCTATGAGCGAATGACTAGAGCAGCAGAGAATGCCTCTGCGAAGAGAAGGGAAGGAGCAGATACAGCTATTGAATTAGCTAGAATACAAGGTAAGAGCATCGAAGATATACATGATCTTGAAAGAAAAAATATTTTGGATACTGAGGATGAGAGAAAAAATACAATGAAGCGTGAGCGAGATACAATAAACCAAAGAAAGCAAGCGTATAAAAGAGCATTAGAAGAGGGTAACGAAGATTTAGCTAAACAAATAAAGGATGAGATTAATCAGCACAGAGATAAATATAGGAATCTAGCTGCTCAAAATGGATCTTATAAAAATGAATTGAAGGTATTGGATGCACAATTCAATGAGGACCAAATCAAAGCTGATGAGGATGCAGAAAAGAAGAGAGAGGAGGCAGCTGAAAAGGCTAAAAAGAGAAGGGAGGATGCAGCCAAAAAGAGATTAGAACAAGCTCGATTGCTTGAGGATTTGATAATAGCAAATATTGAAAATGCTGACCAGAGAGCTTTAGCGCAAATGAATCTAAAGCATGAGCGTGAGAGGGAAGAGATTATTACTAAGTATGGAAAGCAATCTCAATTAATAGCAGAGCTAGAAAAGAGCCAACAATCTGAGATGTTCAAGCTCATGGAAGAGCAAGACAAAGCAGCCGATGCAAAACAAAAGGAGCAAGATGACAAAGCATCCGCTGAAGCGAAAGCGAAGCTAGATAAAGAACTAGCTGATCAGAAAGCTGGAGCCGAATTAAAGCTGTTACAAGCTGAAGAGAATTTCTACGCTGAACAAGAAGCAAAGAAGGAACTTGCTCTAATAGAGATGCAACAAGCTCTGAACAATACTGATCTTACTGAGAATCAAAAGCTACTTATCAAGGAGCAATATGCTGATAAAATAAAAGCTATTGATGACGATGTAACAAAGCATGAGCAAGATAATGCGAAGATGTTGAGTGATGCGAAGATGAAGATAGCTCAGGATTCATTACAGTTGATTCAGAATATTACTGAGCTATTTGGTAAGAAGAATGAGAAAGCTGCAAAGGTTGCATTTAACATTGATAAAGCTGCAAAGGTTGCATCTGCAACTATGGCCGGTATAGAAGGAGCAATCAATGCCTATAAAACAGCTCAGGGATCACCTATTACTGCATTACTTCCAGCTTATCCGGCTATTCAGGCTGGACTAGCAGCAGCATTTGCAGCGACTAATATCGCAAAGATTGCATCCGCTAAATTCCAATCCTCTGGAGGCGGTGGTGCATCAGCTGCTGCTGTATCTGCTCCATCACAAGCTGCTCCATCTGTACCTACTCCTGAAGCATCCACTACCTTAACGGCTAATCTTCCAGGAGGGGGGAATACAGGAGGCGGTAGCAAGGTGTATGTATTGGATTCTGATATTACAGCACAGCAAACCATGAGTCAAAAGGTGGAATCATTAGCTACATTTGGAGGCTAATAATGCACATATTTTTACAATTTACTCTAATAGTTATATGGCGCAGTATTTTTGGATAGGAGTTAATGAGAATGATGAAACGGGGATTGATTTCAATTCCTTTGTAGACATTCCAGCTCACATGAAAGGAATGATCCATTTCTCAAAGGAAGCTGTACGTTATTCATTCAATGATGAGAAGCGTATGGTAACGGGTGTAATGATTGCAGCTAACCAACCGATCTATAGATGGTCCCCAGAGCTGGGAGATCATTACGTTATTTTCAAGGCAGATACAATTGATCTTATTCGCAGAAAATTTTTCAAGAATGGATACAATAACAACTTGAATTTGATGCATGATCCGAAGCAAGTTCAGAAAGGGGTTACATTAGTTGATTCTTATATCGTTTCTTCGACTGATCCAAAGCTGCCTAATGTACCTGAAGCACTTTCAGCAATGAATTTACAGGATGGATCATGGATAGCTTCCTACTTTGTTGAGAATGATGAGCTATGGAGCCAAGTAAAAGAGGGTAAATTCGGAGGATTCTCTGTTGAGGGATGGTTTGAAAAAGTAAAAATTAACACGAAAAATAAAATGAACAAGCAAAAAAAGAGCATTTGGGATCTTTTCAGAGGAGAAGATGCACAAGTAGCGGAGAAATTTGCTGAAGCTGTAACGGCTGAAGGGGTTGCTGTGTTTTATGATGGTGAGTTAGCTGAAGGTACTGCGGTATTTGTAGAGCTTGAAGGGGAACAAATCCCAGCACCGGAAGGAGAGCATGAGTTAACTTTGGAGGATGGAACAGTTAAGGTAATTACTCTAAACAGTGATGGCGTTATTACTGCTGTTGCAGATGTTGAAGCGGAAGCTGATACAACTGAAGTTGAAGTTGAAATGGAATCATCTGATGAGATGAGATCTGAAGTAGCTGAAGCTATGAGAAAGCAAACATCAGAGATTCATGAAAGATTCTCAGCACTTGAGGCAAGATTCTCAGCATTAGAGAAAGAGAATCAAACATTAAAAAGCGAGATTCAAACAATCTCAAATGGTGAGAAATTTGGAGCAGCTCCGAAAGCGGTAGCTTCTCAGGTATCTTCTTACCGTGATCTATTAAACAAGTAAACAAATTAAAAAAAGTAAAATGAAAAGATTAAATCAATTAGTTAAAGATCGTTTCGACTATGATGTTGAAGCGTTGGCTCCGTACACGGATGCACAATCAACTCAAATGTTGACAGACCTAGTTTATGCATCAGGCTTGACTGGTCGCATCTCTGTAATGGAGAACGTTAAAGGATCTGAAGAGATCAAATTATTAACATCTGATCCAGCTCTTCAGGCTGCAACAGCTTGTGGATGGACTCCTTCAGGAGGTGTTATCCTTACAAATGAAACTATGACTACTAAGCGAGTTAAGATTCAGGAGGATTACTGTAATGAAGATTTGAATGGAACATGGGCGCAATTGATGAATGCAGCTGGTGCAAATGTACAAGATACTGAAGCTCCTTTCGCTGACATCATGGCAGCTTACTACATCAAGAAGGCAGCTAAGAAGAATCAAGATTTGATGTTCAACGGAGATACTACTTCTTTGAATCCTGATCTAGCTCATTACGATGGATTCGTTAATCTTTGGGATAACGATGGAGATCTAGTTGATGCTAACTCTTTGGAGACTTCAATCACTTCAGCTAACGCTTTGGATATTGCTTTGGAAGTTTACGAAGCTATCCCTTCTGTATTGATGGATAACGATGTTAACGTTGAGATTATCTGTGGCCGTGAGACTTTCCGTAAGATTATCGCACAGAACTTCAATGATAACAAGTATCATTTCCCTATCTCTGAGGAAGCAGGAACTGAGCCTTCTTTCATTCTTCCAACTACAAATGTTCGTGTACGTTCTTACTCTCAATTGAACGGAACAGAGAAGATGTATGCTGTACCTTACAACTATATGTTCTTCGGTACTGATTTAGCTGGTGACTACGAAGGGTTTGAGTTCAAGTATGATGATACTGACGAGAAGCTACGTTTCGGAGTTAAGTGGAGATCAGGAGTTTCTTATGTATTCCCTGAATACTTCGTTAAGTTGGTTCTTGCTGAGGCATAATTATTAATCAAATTGGGAGGGCTTCGGCTCTCCCTTCATAAAAAATATAAATAAAATGGCGTGTGAAATAACAAGCGGATATGACCTAGTATGTGATGCACCCGGTGGTGTAGATACATGGTATGCTTTCGCCGTGAAGGATAGTAACGGTGCGAGTAACTACGCAACTCTAACCTATGAGGATGGAGAAGTTACAGCTTTAACATTAGGAGCAGGAAAGTATGCATGGCCTTTGAATGTTGAGATTGAAACATCTACTTTCACAGATACAGCAGTTGGAGAAAGAGCAAACGCTTCTTATGGTCGAAGCCAATCAGCTACAGTTGTATTGCATGGCAATACTGCTGATATGATTGTACAGATCGAAGCATTTGCAACAGGCCGTCATGCTCTTATCGCAAAGTTGAATGATGGAACTTATGAATTGTTGTTCATGGAGAATGGCGCAAAGGTAACGGATGAAAGAACTCCGGGGACTGCGTTTGAAGATATGAACGGGAATACTTTGACATTCACAGGAAAAGAAAGATTAAAAGCAATGAAGATTAGCAGCACGATTGTAAATGCTCTTCTTGATTAATTTTTCTATCTTATAATTTTGTAAATTAGGGGGAGGTTAAAGCCTCCCCTTTTTCAAATGTGCTATTATGGCTAAAGGTTTTTTTATAAAAGGATTCGGTTTTATCCAAGATAATGATAAAAATAAGGATTTATTAATTGCAAAGGGATTAATCCCTAGTGATAAACCAAAAAGAAAAAAGAAGCAAGATGATACTATTGCAGCAGAACACAACGAATCAGATAGTAGTAACTCTGAACGAGCTGAAGAGTGATCTATTGCCTGAGAATTGCTCTTTAGATTTGTTTTGGATCAGGATGATTTCTATGAATACCTGATTTATTTAACAGATTTAAGCGTTGCCCTAGCTAGATATAATCTATTTGAACTTGAAGAAGGTGTAGATGTAGATTTTAAGTTTGTTGGGGACTATTTATATGAAGTTTATCAGATGCCTGAAGGGGACTCTGTAGATTATACACTAGGGGTAAAAGTTGAAAATGGAAAGATGCGACTTTTAGAGGGTGAAGTAATCCCTACTCCTACATTTGAACCGAATACTGAAACACCAATATATGATCCGAACGATATTCCGTGAAGCTAAGCAGCCTCAACCAGTTGAAAAAGTAGATAATAAGAGTGGCCGTATTAATTGGGGCGAGGACAATTTATATGGACAATTCCTTGTTGGTTTGTATCAAGACAATCCAGTCCATTCGGGTATAGTTAACCAAAAAGTTAAGTTCATCACAGCTGGAGGTATTGAAGTGAATACTGAGGAGCAGATGGATAATGGTAGGTCACCTTATAATTTAAAAGAGGTGGTGGATATTATCTGCCGTGATAATGAGATAGCTGATGCTTATGCTGTACTATTTAAGAAGGATTTAGTAACTGGAAGATGGGCAGCGTTTCCTGTAGATTTTGAGCTAGTAAGACAAACGGAAAGCGGAGTATATTTTGAGGTATCTGAGGATTGGTCCAAGCCAAAGCAAGATCCAATTAAAACGGGCTTTAGAAAATATAAGAACATCCTCAGGATGAATGCGGAGGATACTGAGGTATTGATGTACAATATCACAAGGCCAAAGCAAAGAAAGATTAGTGGAAAGAAGGAGCTTACTGCTAACTATTATGCTATACCTGGTTATTCAGGAGCTATTACTTCCATCATGGCCGGTATTGAAATGGATTATTTCACTTACTCTGAGGTAGTAAACAGCTACAAAGGAGGAGCTGTTATAGCTTTAAACAATGGAGTACCTGAAACGGAAGAGGAAGAAGATAAGATCATCAGCAGAATCAAAAGAGATGCTACAGATAGAAACCTTCAGGGTGGATTATCTATCTTATTTAGTGAGGGTAAAGATCAAGCTCCAGAGATTCATCAGTTAAATGGTAACGATCTTGATAAAAGATACATTGAATCGAATAAAGAGATCCTTCGCAAGATAATGATAGCTCATTCAGTTATTTCTCCGGCATTGTTTGGGGTGATGTCTGAAAGTTTATTCGGATCAAAGGAAGAGATGGAGGTAGCTTATAAACTATTCCAAGAAAACTACGCTAAGTATCGTCAGGAAAAGATTTCTGAGGAGTTTAATTGGGCATGGCAACGATTGAACAGAGAAGAGTTAGGAATGAAATTTAACGATTATATCCTTAACCTAGAGCAGAACATCGAAGAAACTAATAAGACAACAGCAGCATTAAATAAAATGTCTCCTGATTTAGCGAATAAGGTACTTGAGAATCTAACAATTAACGAGATTAGAACGTTAGCACAGTTAGCTCCGTTGCCGAATGGTGATATTATCCCATCTCAGGCGGTTGCTCCAGCTGCATTCAGCGAAGAAGACCCTGTGCTAGTTGAATTCTCAAAGGTTGGAATCAGTAAAGAAGATGTTATTATTTTAGACTCAAGGGAATATACATCATTTGAAGATAACGAAGAGGATTTCAAGAGGTCATTCTTTAAGGATCGTCATGCTATGACTGTAACAGATGACGATAGAAATATCTTACAGATGATAAAGAATGGCGAGAGCTATGATTCAATCAGTAAGGCCATTGGTAAAGGTGGAGTATATCTATCGAAGAGATTATTCCTATTGAAGGATAATGGATTTGTAGATGGATGGGAATTAACTGAGAAAGGATTAAGAGAATCTACTGTAATAACTGAGATAGAGGTATTATATTCCTATGAAAAGAAACCCGGTATATCAGGTCCTGATGTGTTACCTGATGGAAGGACTAGACCATTTTGCAAGGTTCTAGTTGAAACAAATAAGCTATATAGCAGAGCAGAGATAGATCAAATCAGTTCAAATGTTGAGCGTGATGTATGGCTATATAGAGGCGGTTGGTATCGTAACCCAACAACTGAAAGAAATACTCCTTCATGTCGACATATTTGGAAACAGAATATAGTTACTAGACGATGATTTCACAGATAAGGAAGCTCATTCAGGATAAGCTGATAAGTGGTATCAACATTAAGACCATCAATGGAGCTGATATACTTGGGCCTGGTAACTTAACTGTTACGGGAAGCGGTGTAAGTGATGGTGATTATGGAGATATAACTGTCAGCGGTTCGGGTGCAACTTGGACTATTGATGACGATACAATAGGGCTTGATGAACTGAGCGCAACGGGGACACCTACGGCATCAAACTTTCTTCGTGGTGATAACACTTGGGCTACACCTACGGCTTCTGTAGCGGATGGAGATAAGGGAGATATAACCGTTTCATCTTCGGGGACTGTTTGGGAGATTGATGCTGCAACTGTTGGAGTAACTGAGTTAAGCGCAACGGGTACGGCAGACAATACCACATTTCTTCGTGGTGATAACACTTGGGCTACACCTGCATCAACAGATCCTGCAGGGTGGACTACTATCGTAAAGAGTGCAAATCAGGATGTAACTAATAGCATTACACTTGTAGATGATACAGATTTGCAGTTTAGTGTTGTTGCTGGTGGTCAATATATGGTTGAGTTGGATATTGCAACAGCTGGAAACAGTACAGCAGCAGATTATAAATTTGCATTTTTAGTTAGCAGCGGAACAATGAAGCTGAGAGGGTTAGCGTTACTTATAACTGGTGGCGGAAGTATTGGAAATGTTTTAATAAGCGCAGCAGGAACAGCTACAACAACGGCAGTATCTTCTGCTATATTGAATAATGATTTTCAATACATACAACCTATGATGTTTAAAATACAATTTACAGCTACTTCAAATGCTACTTTTAGTTTTCAGTTTGCAAATAATACAGCTGCAATAGGACAAACATCACGAACGATGAAAGGATCAATTTTAAAATACAAAAAAATAAACTAATGGGATTACTACTAAGCAAGGGAGCAGACAAGGTTCTGACAAATGAGGAAGGGCAAGAATATACAGTTCAAGGGAAAGACATCTTCATAAAGGGTACTGATATAATCCTCCCGAATGTATATGCTAGAATGCAGTTCACAGCTAACCCTGATGGGAGAACTATTATAGCATCGTTTAAGACGTATCTAAATCATGATAAGTTTACTGAAGGAAAAGAGATAGATACTACTATTCATGTATTAAATTTCGACTTTTCTATACTTGAAACAGAGGTTCAGTCTTTGGAGGTGGCCTTGAATTATTCGATTCAGAAATTCATTGATTTAGGATATAACGCTGAGATTATTTAATACGCATTTTCACTTACTTTAACTCTAATAGATATGACCAGCTTCCTTGTTGATATAGCAACTATAAAGAAAATAGGATTCGTAAATAAAAACGTTGATGATCCGATTATTTCTGTAACTTTGAGAAGGGTACAGGATACAGTAATGAAGCCTATTCTGGGGACATCATTCTATAATAGACTGATTGAAGGTATATCTAATGAGGATTTGAACTCTGATGAAACCGATCTTTTGAATAACTATATTACTCCTTGTATAGTAGCAGCTGTAGATTATAGGATAATTAATGCTTTGACTTATGAAACTAGATCCAAAACAGTGGGAACTAGCAGAGATGAGCATATGAATCCTGTAACTATTGAAGAGAAGCATATCAGAGAAGAGGATTTAAAGCGTGATTTTGAAGTATATCGAAAGGCTTTAGTTGGTTTCTTGTGTGATAATGACAATCTCTTTCCTGAATACAAGGATTTCTCAACAGATGATGGATTCCTTGCACCCGATAAAGGTAAAACAAGAAATAGAATTAGATTCAAATGATTAAGCTGAGTAAAAAAACAAGGGAAAAAATAGATAATTACTATGCTCAACAGCGTAAATCAGATAAGAGTAGAACTTCAGGAGATCGCAAACGCACATCTTCAGATAAATAACTTCTTTTGGGGTGACTTTTTAAGGGCCTATAAGGAAGATACGGAACTCAATTATGTTCTAATGGGATGCTTTTATCCAACTGCATCACTACTAAACAATCAAACTCAGTTAACGCTTACCATTTACATCTGCGATAGAGTTTATAAAGACTATTCAAACTTGAATGATGTCGAATCAGATACTCTTCAGATTTGCAGAGACGTATATAACGTTATCAATTCATCATTTAGATGGAAGAGAATAGGTAAAGTTCAATCAGCACAAGCTCAAAAGTTCATTGAGCGAGGAGGTGATGAGGTTGCCGGGCATACATTAACGATTCAATTCTTACTCAGAGATGTATCCGGTATCTGTGAGCTTCCTATGCAAGATTATGACTTCGATCAACCTGCACCCATACCGGGAGAATGTGATCCAGCTGAATTATTAATATTGGATAGTGAAGGCGGTGAATTATATAACCTTACTTTACTTTCAGGAACGCAAGCTACTCAGAATATATCAGATAGCACAGCGGTATTAAAAGATACAGCAGATAACTTATTAAGCACTACTTCAATACTTGCTGAAGGTAGCGCTGATATCATTGCACCGGATGCAGCTTTGAATATAAAGAAAGAAAATGATGGAAATATAACAAATTTAACGTTGTTAAGCGGTTCATCAACTCAGTATATTGTAGATAATAACGACATCTCAGTAAATGGTGTATTGGAATTCGATATTCACGCAACTGAAGCGTTAGATATTAGGCTAAGAGATGAATCAAATAATGTTATAACTCCTGTAAGCGTAACAGATTCAGGCAATCATGCGACTATTGTACTACCAAATGCTCCCGCACAGATTACCACAGCTACTCTAATGAAAACTGGACAGACTACTTCTTATCGAACAGGAGACGATGGTGATTTGGAAGCAGGAAGAGCAACGGACTTTTTTACTTTGGCTTCGAATAACCCTTTTGGAAATACAGACAGATTCACGGATGAGCTAGGTGGTCAGACTTACACGAATGACATCGTAATTGATTGGAGCACTTATGATGGAGCTACGGTTTTGGGGTGGTATAGGGTGAGAAATGGCTTAAATGTAACTTGGAATGTAGCTATAGATGATGCTTTATTGGTTAGTGTAGGCTCATTCACATCAGGATGGAGATTGCCTAATATTTATGAGTTGAATAATATATTTAATTTTGGCATTGCGACTACATTGAGTTATTCTCCTTTTGCAATAGGTTTGAGCCCCACAATTGGTATTTGGTGTTCAACCACTAATCCTACTACTACCACAGCAGCGTTTAGAGTTGCAAATCTAAATGTATTTACATCAGCGGCAAAAACAGGAAGTGCTAATTGGATACCTTGCCGAACATTCACAGTAACAGGAACAACACTTACTTAATATGACTTATAAATTTCCACAGTTTAACGTTGAGATTGAAAACCCTACCACAGAAATCAATCTTAACACGATAGGCGACAAAGCACTATCTAAGCAACTTTCAGTTGACGTATTATTAACTACCGATTCTGCATCATTCGGAGTAAGGGCTGAAGATATGCCATACTCAGATACTTGGAATGATGAAGATATCCCTGTAATGGTTGCAGAATGGTTAACACAGTTTGAGGTATGAATCCGGAGAGAGTATTAGACTATTCGATAAAGTTTGGAGTTCTTCCTTTCATGCTTTGGCAGCTTTACGCTTATAGAGCTGACCTTGATAAGACTAAGGCAGATGTAAAGGAGCTGCAAGCTCTATTGATTGACTGCTATAGGGATCAACTCAGAACCATTCCAATGGATAGAACATCAAAGAATATTATTGAATCG